GATGATGATGGGGCGAGTAACGGATATTCTGCAGAATTTATTTTAACTGGCTTAACGGCTGGAAATACACATACTCGTTATTTTGTTGCGTGTTCGGATTTTGCTTCTGCGTTTATTCGTGCCTCTTCTCAACAAGCTGGGGTGTTTTCAGTTTCAGATTTGCCACAATCTCTAAAAATAAAAGTTGAGGATTTAGGAAGTATTACAATATTATCCAATCCAAACAGTTAATAAAAATTAATTATAAAAGAATTATGAAAGAATTATTAAATGGGTTAATAACCTTAATTATGGCTATTTTGGTTACCGTCCTTATGTGGACATTAGGTGTGTTATTTTCGTTAATTTATTCAATATGGTTAACAGTAACCTTAAAAAAATTTAGCGCTTTCTTTATTTTTTGGTGGCGATTAATAGATGGTTTTGCAGCTAGTGTAGGTCACATTCTATTTGAATCAGCTGTGGGTTTAGATATGAGTTGGAACGTGAATGGTGAGATAATAGAAGATATTGTAACTGCTAAAGAGGATACTATGTTTAGTGAAAAAAATATAACAGTTTCCGCTACTGTGGGTAAATTAGAATTATCTGGAGATTTAAATAAGTTTGGTATAAAGTTTAGTCGGTTTCTTAACTTCGTATTTAATCAAAAATCACACGCTGTGGATGCTTTTCATTATTATGAAGCAAAAATAAAATTAGATAAAATTTACTTCAAAAAAAGAAAATAATTAGTCTTCACCATATAAGTCTTTTTTTGGTGTACACGACTCTCTAATTAATTTTTCAACATAAGCAAACATTTTAAGGCCATTTTTTTCACAATACTCTTTTAGTAATGTGTGTGATTGTGGGGTAATTTTTAAGTTTTTATCACGTTTCATATCTGTTTTTATTATAAGTATGATAAAAGTATGATTAAATTCATACTTAAAAAGATATATTTTGTTTTAAGACATTACTTTTGGATTATTGTTAATATTTATAATAAAGAAAACTATAAAGTAAATAACATAAAACAAAAAAAAGAGAAAACTATGCCGAATAGAGTATTTGTAAGTCCAGGAGTGTTTACTTCAGAAAGAGACTTATCGTTCATAACACGTCAAATTGGCGTTACAACATTGGGGTTAGTTGGTGAAACAACTATGGGACCAGCGTTCCAGCCAATATTCGTAGGTAACTACGGTGAATTTAAGTCTTTCTTTGGTGGTCAAAATGCCACTAAAATAAAGGATAATGGAGCGCCAAAATATGAGTTACCATATATTGCTAATTCATATTTATCACAATCTAACCAATTATTCGTAACAAGGGTATTAGGTTTTTCTGGGTTCCATGCTGGTAAAGGGTGGGCACTTACTTTGGACGCTGCTTTGGATTCTTCAACAACTGGTGTTACATCAACAACTAATATTAATCAATTAATTTCATATACTGCAACATCTACAAACACAAACGTTACTCTTGTTAGTAGTGATGCGCTTATGCAAGCATTAATTAATGACGGAGCTTTAACTGGCTCTTTAGCTATATTATCAACTTTACCAACTGGCGCTACTTTAGCTATATCTTTAACATTCCGTAAGTCTGGTGATGTATTTAGTGGTTTATCAGCTAATTTATATGTAACGGCTACTGGTAATGATGTAACTGGTAACTTTATTACTGGTACAACTTCTGGTACGTCAATTAATTGTTCTGGTTCTGGTTATTCAGATGTAGAAAATAAAGTAGTTGCTTTATTACGTTCTAGAGCTTCTGTAGATACGGCATCACAATTACCTTTATTTGAAGTAACTGGTACAACTGGTGTTGTATTTGACCCATCTTTAACTGGTTCTATAAGTGATGTTAATGGTAACTTTGGATTAACTGGTGCTTCAAGAACTCAGGGTAATTTTAATTACCAATTATCTTTAGATAAAACAAAACAAAATTATTTACCAAGAGCGTTAGGTAGAGGAGCGCAAGATGGTAGCACTACATTATATGTTGAGGAATTCTATCGTAAAATGTTTGAATCATTTGTCTCTGATAACAAAGTTAGAGGTATTAATCAAGCAACTGTTAATTATGGTGAAAAATACGATGATTATTTAACACAATATCAACCAGCGGTAACACCTTATGTTATTTCTGAATTACGTGGTACTAAAGTGTTGAAATTATTTAGATTTTGGACAATATCTGATGGTAATACTGCAAATGAGCAATTCAAAATATCAATCAGAAATATTAAATTAGATACTAAAGAATTTGATGTAGTAGTTAGGTCTTACTCAGATACAGATGTACAACCAGTAGTGTTGGAGTCATTCTCTAAATGTAATTTAAACCCAACATCAAATAATTTTATCTCTAGACGTATTGGTACTTTAGATGGTGAATATCCATCAAAATCTTCATTCGTATTAATTGAATTAGACGATACTTCTAATATTTCTGATGCTTTCCCATCTGGGTTCCTTGGAGTTCCAGTAAGAGATTATCAAGCAAATAATAACACTAATGTTGTTGACCCTAAATTAACATACAAAACAGAATATAGTACTTTTGAAAATAAACGTAAAGTATATTTAGGTTTGTCTGACAGTGTAGGAATTGATTCTGATTTCTTTGATTATAAAGGTAAACCTTCTGATGGTGCGTCTGATTTCTGGACTGGAATGACAAGTGGATTCCACATGGATATCGATGCTTTTGGTGCAACTATTGATGGTGTATCTGGTTCCCAAAATTATTCATTTGACGTTGGTAATGATACTTTCAGAACTGAAGCTGGTGTTGTTGGTGGACCATATGAAAAAGTATATGCACGTAAATTTACATTCGCACCTTATGGTGGATTTGATGGATGGGATATTTATAGAAGCAGAAGAAGTAATTTAGATTCATTTTTAATAAATGGTGCTAGTGGTGCTGATGGTTTATTAAGTGGTGCGTTCTCAAATAAAACTTTAACAAACGGTGATATAGGTATTAATTCTGATTACTACGCTTATTTAGAAGCTATTTGGACATTTAGAAATCCAGAAGCTACAAATATTAATATATTTGCAACACCAGGTATTGATAATGTCGATAACTCTAACTTAATTGAAGCTGCTATCGAAATGATTGAACAAGATAGAGCAGATTCATTATATATAATGACTACCCCAGATACTGATGGTGGTGGTGATTTAAGAACAGCTGAAGATATCTCTGATGCTTTAGATGGATTATATGATAGTAATTACTCTTGTACTTACTGGCCATGGATTCAAGTAAATGATACTGAAAATAATGTATATATATACATGCCACCTACACGTGACGTAGTTAGAAATATAGCATTAACAGATAATATTTCATTCCCTTGGTTCGCAGTAGCTGGTATACAGAGAGGTGATGTTGATGCGATTCAAGCAAGAAAGGTACTTACTTTAGGTGAGAGAGATACTTTATATGAAGCTAGAATCAATCCAATCGCTACATTCACAACGGATGGTGTTAAGATTTGGGGTAATAAAACACTTCAAGTTAAAGGTACTGCTCTTAATAGAATTAACGTTAGACGTTTACTATTACAAGCAAGAAAATTAATTTCTGCAGTTTCAATCAGATTATTATTTGAACAAAATGATTCGGCAGTGAGAAATCAATTTTTAGCACTTGTAAACCCAATATTAGATAACATTAGAAGTCAAAGAGGTTTAACAGATTTCCGTGTGGTTCTTTCAAGCGACCCAGAAGATTTAGATAGAAACCAATTAACTGGTCAAATCTTCTTGAAACCAACAAGAGCATTAGAATTTATTCAATTAGAATTTGTGATAATGAATACTGGTGCTTCATTTGATAATGTCTAAAAAAAATAAGTAATTAATTTTTAAAGAAAAAAGGATGTAATTTATTTGCATCCTTTTTCTTTTTTAGTACATTTGTATATATTTATGTGTGTAGCGTTAGTTACTTAAAAAAAGATAATACTTTATGAAGATAGAATTGATATGTACTAATTGTGGTGGTGATTTTGAGGTTGAGTTTAAGCACCGAGATAAGAAATTTTGTAATAGGACGTGTTATTTTGAACATGCTAGGAAAAATAAAACAATAGGTAGGAAATTTGATTCAGAATTGAGGGAAGTTAGAAAGTGTTTAATTTGTGAGACTGAATTTACGGAAAGGAAAAAACATAATAAACTGTTATGTTCTGATATTTGTCGGAAAAAGTGGAACTCACTTGATGAAAATAAACACACTAGAATACTTGCTAGTAAAAATAAATTGATTGACAATTATGGTGTTGACTCAATATTCAAGACTGATGAGTTTAAGGGTAATGTTAAAAATTTATTATTAGATGTACATGGTGTTACTAACCCTATGTTTAAAACTGAATTTGTTGATAATCTTAAAGAGACATTAAGAATTAAACAGATTAATAATCTATTACCTAAACTTAATCTTAATTTTTTAGAATTATTGGATGAGTATTCTGTTAATAAGAATGGTTCTACATCATTACCGTATAATTTCAAGTGTTTAAAGTGTGATAATATATTTACAAGTACAGTTTTAGGTTCTGGAAAGATACCTATATGTCGTAAATGTAACCCATTAGTTAAAAATTCAAAATTAGAAGAAGGTATTAGGGATTTCATTAATGAAAATAATATCAAACATATAGATAATGATAGAACTGTATTAGATGGTAAAGAAATTGATTTATTATTAAGTGATAATGGTTTAGGTTTAGAGATTAATGGTAATTATTATCATAGTGAAAAATATGGTCAGAAAGATAAGAAATATCATTTAAACAAGACTAATTTAGCTAATTCTAAGGGTATTAAACTTATTCATATATTTGAAGATGAAATACTATATAAAAAGGATATAGTTTTATCTAGATTAGGTAATTTATTGAAATTAAATACTAATAAGATATATGGTAGGAAATGTATTATTAGATTAGTTAATAAGGTTGATAGCTCTAAATTTTTAGATGATAATCATATTCAAGGTAATTGCGTTGATAAAATAAGATTAGGTTTATATTATGATGGGGAATTAGTTAGTTTAATGACTTTTGGTAAAGAACGTAAAGTTTTAGGTCATAATAAGACGACTGAGAATGTTTTTGAATTAATTAGGTTCGTTAATAAAATTAATACTACCGTTATTGGTGGGTTTTCTAAGTTATTAAAGAATTTCATCACTGATTATAAACCATATAAAATAACAACGTATGCTGACATAAGATGGTCTGGTATAGACCCAATGAATACTGTGTATAATAAAAATGGTTTTAAGTACATTGGTAATACCTTACCAAATTATTGGTACCTTAAGGTGGGTGAGTTTAATAATAGATATCATAGATTTAATTATAGAAAAGATGTTTTGGTTAAAGATGGTTATGATGTTAGATTAAGTGAAAAGGAGATAATGGAGTTAAAAGGTTATGATAGAATTTGGGATTGTGGTTCTATGAGATTCGAGCTTATAATAATGAATACTGGTGCTTCATTTGATAATGTCTAAAAAAATATAAACTTAAAAAATTAAACCTTCGAATTTTCGAGGTTTTTTTTTTGTTTTAATAGATATTTATTAGTAAAAGAAAATGATAAAGTTAATTATAACGGAAAATCAATATAAGTCTATATTATTATTTGAAAACTCAGATGATATTTTATTAGGTCTCGCAAAAGTAATGGATATAAAGTTGACTGGTCAAAATGAGAATATAGCAAACAATGCAGTTAAGAGTAAATCTACTATGGGTGCAATCAAGAATGCGTTGGAGGATTCTGAAAAAATAAAAGAGTTTATTGAGTCTTTAACTAATAAAGGTATGGATGATGCGTCTAATAAATTATTATATAAAACTGATATTATAGCTGATAATTTCAATAGATATTCAAAAGAAAATAATTTAGGTTATAGTTTAGATATGTTAGATATAGCTAATAAAATACTTAAGGATAAGTAAATCTTAAGTCTAAAGTATATGATAGGGTTCCACAATCATATATACGGTATATGCCAAGATTTAACATTATTTCATGTTCAGTTTTATTTGTTATATCAATACCTTTTTCTTTTAATGCATTTTTTCGATAATTGAATCTATGTTTTCTAGTTTTACCTAAAACATACCAATAATTAGGTTTATTCTCATGTGTTAATTTAAAACCTAATTTTTCATATAAATCACCATTTGACCATCTTTTATCAGCATAACTAACTATTTTTTTTGGTTTAGTATTTTTAACGAAATATTTAAGTAATTTATCGGCACCACCAATAACGCTAGTGTTTAATTTACTAGCAAATCTAGTTAATTCATACCCATCATAGTCTTGTCCTATACCGATTCTAGGTTTATTAAATAACATAACACTAACTAACTCTTCCTCGTGGAATAGACCTAATTTAACTGTTGAATTGGTGAATCCTTGTAAATGGTTTTTATCTAAAAAAATTCTAGAGATATTATTAGTTATCTCCTTTATCGAACACTTACGACCATATATTTTATATTCGGTCACACCTAGTAAGTTTCTCAATCTAGATTTAACAACATCTTTTTTATTTACCCATTCATCTTCAAATATATGTATCAATTGAATTCCTATATCTTCACATGCTTTAGTTTTATTTAAATGATAATTTTTATCAATAAAATTCTCAGAATGCCAATATAATCCATTGAATTCAATTGCTATTTTATGTAAAGGTATGAAAATATCTAATTGTTGTGGTTTTATTATAGACATTGATGAAGTAATAGTTGAAACGTCTAGTGAGTTTATGAATTCATTAATCTCAACCTCATAACTAGATATAGATGATGCACATTTATTACACCCATGACCACTTAAATGGTCGTAAGGTAATTGTGTAAATTCACCATGTGTAGGACATTTTATTATTATTTTGGTGTGTGCATTAACGTAATTTACTGATGAATAATCATATTTATTATTATGAACCTCACCAGCTTTTTCAACTAAAAATCCAACACTATTACTTAGTTTTTCTTTAGCTGATTTTTTACCACATTTTACACAACCCTTACCTCTAAGGTGACCGCTGGGTATTTGCTCAAACTCACCATGTTCTAAACATATTATTTTAACTTTTGTTTTACTGTCGGAATACTTAACTTTGGAATAATCATATTTATTACCGTGAATAATTTTAGCTTTATTTATAAATTCATCAGTTGTTGAATTTTTTTTACTTTTTGATTTACCACAAATAGGACAACCTTGGCCATGTATATGATTATTAGGTGATTGTTTAAAATCACCATGTTTAACACATGTTATAATTATTTTTGTATTAATATCTAAATATATTAACTTATCGTAATTATATTCTTTATTATGAATTTCTTCACAAATTTTAATAAATGATTCAGTATTATATTTATTTTTAGTTATTTTCATAATAAATTCTTATTTTTTTATATATTGTGATATTTATAATAAACACATAACAATAATTAGTGCTAAGGTACTAATTAATTTTTAAAAAACAATAAGATATGTCAGATTTATTAATGAAAATGCCCTTACCATACGAACCTAAGAAGAAGAATCGTTGGCTAATTACTTTTCCAGCAGATTTAGGTATCCAACAATGGTGGTTGTCTTCCGCATCTAGACCTTCAATAACACAAAATGAAGTTGAGATTCCTTTCTTAAACACTTCTACATGGGTAATAGGTAGGTTTACTTGGGAAACTATCGATGTAACCTTTAGAGACCCTATTGGTCCTTCTGCTGCACAAGCTATAATGGAGTGGGTTCGTTTACATTCAGAATCAATTACAGGTCGTCAAGGTTATGCTGCTGGTTATAAACGTCCAGTTGAATTAGAAATGCTTGACCCTACTGGAGTTGTTATTGAAAAATGGTTATTAGATGGTACAATGTTAACAAATGTTGGATTCGGTGACTTATCTATGGATGATGATGGTATTGCTGAAATAACAGCTACTATGAGATTCGATAGAGCTATATTATTATTTTAATTTATTAAAAAGCTTTATCAAAAGCTTGGCTTATAAAGATTTATTTAGTGTATTTAATGGTAGTTTGTGAAGAATGTGATATATAATTCGAAACGTTATATTCAGTTAGACGACGCACCAATATATCCAATTTAAATTAAAACAGTTAATAATGATATTATAAAAAATAAAATTGCTAGTGATAACAATATTAAATTATTAAGATTTTGGAAAACAGATATAAATAATAATCCAGATGAAGTTATTAGTAGATTGAAACATGAATTAGGTATATAATAAAATATTAAATATAAAAACCACTCTAGAGAGTGGTTTTTTCATTTAATAAAGATATTTATAATAAAAATTAATATGAGAAGATTTGATAAACAAAAGAATTTAGCTAGGGTTAATTTATTAACGGAACAAAGGTACCTTAAATCTAAAGGTTTTGTTACTGAAAACCAAACAACTGAAGATGTTTTGATTGGATTGATAAATGACGCATTTGAAAAAATAAAAAACGGTACACCGTATAATAAAAGTGGTGTTGGAGACTTGTTAGCTAGGTTGAAAAATGATTACCCAGATAGACATGCAAAAATGATTGAAAAATATTCCGAACTTGTAAGATTATATGAAGATTATAAAAATTTTGAACATTTAAATGAAGAATATAAATTTACTGATTTAGAATTTATAACATTTCTTCTTAAGGATGGTGCGTATAATGTTGGTGAATTAAAAAATATAGACGAATCTAAAAATTCTATTAAGTATTTTTTTGGATTGGATAAGCGTGAGGGTGAGAATAGGAAGGCTGTTGGTGGTCAAGTTATTTATTATTTAGATAAAGACGGCCCACAAAAAAATAAGATGTTTATTAATGATTATCATGATATGATAGATGTTAGAACGGGAGTAGACAACGGAGAGGAAGTATTTAAAAAAATGAGTGAATTCATTGAACATAATCCTTCTGGTAAAAATGAAAATTAAAATAAAAGATAAAAAAACTACTTTAACGAGTGTTTTTTTATGTTTAAAATATTTATAATAAAAATTAATATGAGAAAATCAGATAAATTAAAAAACCTTAGGAAAATTAACTTAATAATTGAGAATAGATACTTAGAATCAAAAGGTATTGTCAATGAATCGTTAGATGGAGTTGATGAAACACAAATTGGTTTTGGTGACAATCATATGTCAATAAAAGAAAATAATGAAAAGGATTTGAACAAGAATGAAGATGCGTTAAAAGCTATAATTAAAAATATTGCTGATATAGTTGACCCTTATATAGGTTTAGGTGTTTTAGATAAGGCTATCGCTAATCGTAATTTGGGCGAAATATTAAAGGCTTTTAATCAAAGATTTTCTGTAAATTCTAAATTTAAGGATGGAACTGGAGCTGACTATTAGTAAATAATCTATATAAAATTTAAAAACCACTCTTATGGGTGGTTTTTTTTATTGTATTATTTACTAAAAAAATTTTTAGTCATATATTTAATTAAAATCAGTTTTATATGAGTGAAAAACCAAAAGTATTCCCTACTAGCGTAAATGTAGGTTCGAATGAAGTTAATTTAACGGAGCAACAAAAAATAGCTGCATTCAATGCTGAAAAAGAAGCTGCTACGAAAGAGATATATGTTAGTGCATCATCATTAGATGATACACCACAAGAACATATGACGGCTGTTGAGCAAATGCAAAAAAGAACAGCGGAACAACTATTAAATCGTGATACTAAAGGTGTTGTTATACATCCAGAATTAGCTGAAAAAGGTGGTTCAAAAGTATTTAAACAACCTTCACCTGATGTAATTGAGGAACAGATGAGATTGCGTGATGAACAATTACGTAAAAATCAAGAGGCTACAAGAATATATCATGAACAAAGTGAGGCATCAATGTCTCAATTAAATAACCCAATTAAAAATATGGATAATACTAATCAAGTACCAGTGACATCACCGACAGTGACACCACCTACAGTTAATAATGGTGATAATCATAGTAAGAGTCCTTCTAGTGTGGACCCATACATATTGGAGATAAGTCAACCAAACTATAATGCACCGTTTGACGTTATCCCATTACCTTCTGAAGGTAAAGTGTACAGAAATAGAAAAGCTAACATTAGAGTGGCTTATATGACCACTGCTGATGAAAATATACTTACTTCCCCAAATTTATTAGAGAGTGGTGAATTTTTAGAAATTCTTATTAATCGAAAAATTTTGGAACCAGAGTTAAGATATAAAGATTTAACAATTGGTGATAGAAATGCTATAATGATTTGGTTGAGAGCTACTGGTTATGGTGAGATGTATCCAGTAACTCTTTTAGATGAGTTGAGTGAGCCTTTTGAAACAGAAGTTAATCTTAATGATTTAAAAACAAAAAAATTGGGTGCTGAACCAGACGAGAATGGATATTTTGACTTTATTTTACCTATAACTAAGACCCGACTTAAATTCAAATTATTAACGTGTGGTGATGTTGATAATATTGACTCTATGGTTGAAGATGATACGCTTAAAAATAAGATAGTTAATAATGCAACAACTTATAGATTAGAGCGTATGGTTGTTGAAGTTAATGGTGATGGAAATAAGAGTAATATTAGGGAATTCGTTAATTCTATGAGGGTTGGTGATGCTAAAGCATTCAATACTTATTATGCTAATGTTGAAAGTGGTATTGATTTGAATATCAATATCGGGACTCCAGGGGGAGGGTCCATTAGTACGTTTCTTCCACTTAACTTCAACTTTTTTTGGCCTAACTATAGCCTATAAAGTTCCCTTACTTGAGGAGATTTATATTTGTACTCAGTACTTAAAGGGATTCACATATAATGATGTTCTTAGTATGCCTACTTATGAGAGAAGATTCTTTATAGGTATGTTAACTAGAGAAGCTGGTGAAAGAGAAGAGAAAGTAGAAAGAAATAAAGAGCAGACAAAAACTAATGGTTCTAAAGGAAATAGAACAACAACCGTTAGTGGTGACGCACTTAAATCTAGAATTAATAGAGGTGACTTACCGTTATCATAATAAAAATGCCTACTTTATTGTAGGTATTTTTGTTTTATCCTATATTTATAATAAAGATTTTTGAGAGATGAGTAAAAAACTAATAATAACAGAAGCACAATATAGTAATCTAAGAGGACTTTTATTAGAAGGTTCTTTCGTTGAGGTTATTAATGATGCAATAAAAGGTGATACGATAAAGATAGATTGGAAGAATAATGTGTTAAATTTTAATGTGTTAGACTCTATAGGTGGTCAAATACTAATGGATAATATTGATACTGGAGTTTATAAAAATTATAGATTTGCTATTACGTCAACATCTCTAGTTTCTGATAAATTAAACATTTCATTTTTACATAAAAATAAGATTTCAGATACCAATAAAATGGATATTGGTGAGATTATTAAGGATGGTAAAAAACAAACTTGGGATGTTAATTCTATCGAATTATTTAGAAATAATAAAGAAGTAGATTCGACTGGTAATCTTAAAGATAATAAAGATAACCAAGACGATAAAGATAACCAAGACGATAAAGAATATGAAACTTCAGAAAATTTAATTACAAGTATTGACGAAGTTTTATATATGCTTTTATCAAAAGTTAAAACTGGTAATGGTATTAAATTTATAACAACTGAAGGTGATATAGATTTTTGTTGTTATAATGTATCAAATGGTGTTTATGTAACTCAGATAATTTCGGATAATACTAATAATCTTAAGGGTGATACATTTGTATTTAAAATTAATGGTGATTTAAATGATAATGAAGGTGAAGATTCTTTATATGAATTAAATAAGAGAAACTGGTATAGTTCAGATAATAAATTTTTAACAGTAAATGTGGAAGTTAGGACTTCACAAAAAATTAATATTATTAATTTAACAAATATTAAAGACATTGAATATATTAAAACATGTGAAGATGTTAATGAACCAGAAGAGGAGAAATCAGAAAAAGATTATACTAATGATGAGGAAAAACGTAAGAAAGCTGTTGATGTGACTGTTGAGATGTTAGCTAAAGATAAAACATTACAAGCAGCATTTTATACTCGACCAAATTTTTGGAAACTATTAAAAGCTGAACTTGAAGGTGGTAAAGCTACTGGTACTGGAATTGTGCCAACATTAAATTTAATTGGTAGGTATGCTGATAAATCAGTATCTGATAGGGTGGGTAATAATTTTAGTGTTGGTGGTAAAGTTTCATTTGAACCTCAAGAATCAGTATCTATAAGATATTATAACAAAAAAGGTGAACCAACAGATTTTACACTTAAATCTGGTGAAATATACGAAGGTGATTATGCTGTAACGGTTAAAAGATTTAGTTTTGATGATGATTTAACTCAAAAAAATAAAGTCTTACAAAATGGTTCTATGGGTTTTAAAATAGTAGTAAAGGAACCAACCGACCAAAAGAATATATTTTTGTGTGATATAATTAAAATATATTATCTAGAAAATACAAGTAAAACGTCTACAGAAGAAAATGTTTATATTAGATTTTTAGATTCACAAGGTTATAACACAAAAGAAAATAAATAAAAATTATGTCAAAAAAATTAGAAGCAGCTGTTAGATTGTTGGAAAAACAAGCACAGTTACAGGCAGAAGTTAACTCAAATTATGAATCTTATATTGAAAATGTTAAAAAATATAAAGTATTACAAGATACTATAAATAGTAATTTAGCTATTCAAAAAGAACTTAATGCCATTATTAATAACCCTTCAAAATCAGCTAATGAAAAAAAATTAGCACAAGATAAGTTAGATATAATAGTCCATCAAAATAAAAAATTAACTGAACAAGTTAAGTTATATGGTGATGCTTTAAAAACAGTTAATAAATTAAATATTGTTAGTGCAAAAGCTTTCGCTTCTTCAGCTAAGGGTTTGGTTAAGGGTGTTGAATTTTTTAAAAAGGGTTTTAACGATATTAAAGGTTCTGGATTATTCAAAATGGAGAAATCAATAAAGTCTACTGCTTTATCCATGGGTATTTTTAGTAAACAAGCTGATTCGTTTAGAAGTTCTATTGTTAGTGCTGGTAAACAGACCAATATGATTGGTGTTGGTGTTGAAGAATTAGCTCAAATGCAAGGTGTTTATAGTGATGAATTAGGTAGGAGTGTATTATTGGGTGAGAAAGGTTTAGTTGCTATGGGTGAAATGGCAGCTGCAACTGGTTTAGGTGCTGAAGGTGCTGCTAGACTAGCTGCTTCTATGGAGAATCAAGGGCTATCTGCTGAACGAACATCTAGTTTTATTAATGATACTATGAATGATGCTCATAGAATGGGTTTAAATGCTTCTAAGGTTGTTAAGAATATTACCAATAATATGAAAATGCTTAACAAGTATAATTTCAAAGATGGTGTTAAAGGTTTAGCTAGTATGGCTAGTACAGTAGCTAAATTGGGTGTTGATATGGAATTTGCTTCTAGTTTTTCAGATAAACTTTGGGATGTTGAAGGTGCTATCGATATGTCGGCTCAATTATCTGTTATGGGTGGTCAATGGGCTAACATGGCTGACCCATTCAAATTAATGTATCAAGCTCGTAATGATATGGAGGGTTTAACTAAAGAGATAGCTAATGCCGCTTCTGCTTCAGCACAATTTAACAATAAGACTGGAGAGTTTGATTTACAAGCTAAAGAGATGCATAGGTTGAAGATAATTGCTGAACAGACTGGTTTAGCTTATGATGATTTGGTTGTTGCTGGTAAGAATGCAGCTAAATTTGCAAAACTTAAAACGCAAGTGTCATTTGAAATGACACCAGCACAAGAAGAGTTCTTAACAAATACAGCTACCTTAGATAAAAATGGTAAGGGTAAAATTTTAATTGGCGGTGAACCTAAATTTTTGAATCAATTATCTAAACAAGATGGTGATGCTATTAACGCACAG